ATGCAACCGTTTGTTTTATATAACTCTGAGCAACGAAAAAAAGTTGAATTTGTACCTCGCAAAGAAGGTCACATCGATATGTACGTCTGCGGTATGACCGTTTACGACTACTGTCATATCGGGCATGCTCGAGTTATGGTTGCATTTGACTACATTATTCGTTTCTTACGTAGTCAAGGCTGGAATGTGCGCTACATTCGCAACATTACCGACATTGACGACAAAATCATCAAACGTGCGAATGAGAATGGTGAAACAATCCAACAACTCACCACTCGTTTCATCGATGCAATGAATGAAGATGCAGCGAACCTAGGCTGTTTGGCTCCTGATGAAGCACCTAAAGCAACTGAATATATCGACCAGATGCAAAATATGATTGGCAATTTGGTCAACAAAGGCGCTGCTTACCCTGCTTCAAACGGCGATGTTTATTTTGAAGTGACCAAATTTGAAAAATATGGTCGTCTTTCTGGCCGTAAGCTTGATGATATGCAAGCTGGCGCAAGTGAGCGTGTTGATGTAGAAGTTGAAAAGAAACACCCTTTTGACTTTGTACTTTGGAAACATGCCAAAGAAAATGAACCATCTTGGGCATCACCTTGGGGTAATGGCCGTCCGGGTTGGCACATTGAATGTTCTGCAATGTCGACTTGCTGCTTAGGCAATCACTTTGACATTCATGGTGGTGGTTCAGATTTAATGTTCCCACACCATGAAAATGAAATTGCGCAAAGTGAAGCTTCGACTGGTGAGCAATATGTAAACTACTGGATGCATGTTGGCTTCATTAACGTTGACGGAGAAAAGATGTCTAAATCTTTAGGCAACTTCTTTACGATTCGTGACGTGATGGAGAAATTCCACCCTGAAGTGATCCGCTACTTTATTGTGTCTTCGCACTATCGTAGTCCTGTGAACTTCTCTGATGTGGCACTCAAAGAAGCAAAAACTTCTTTAACTCGCTTCTACCATTCATTTAAAGCTTACCAACAAGTGTATGGTCACAAGACAACTGAAACGCTTGAGCAAAGCTTTATTGAACGCTTTAACAATGCAATGTGTGATGACTTCAACACGGCCGAAGCAATGGCTGTATTGTTTGAACTCAATAAAGAGTTAAACCGTGCTGTAAAAGAAGAGCAAGCTGACCAAGCGACTGTACTTTATTCGACATTACGTCACCTCACCAATATTTTAGGTTTGGTACAACACAATGTAGATGATTTCTTAAAATCAGATATTGGACAAGAAGCGCTTGCTTTGTCTGATGCTGAAATTGAAGATTTCATTCAACAACGTGTTGATGCGAAAAAAGCAAAAGACTTTGCTAAAGCAGACGGTATTCGCCAGTCTTTACTCGACCAAGGTGTGGTACTTGAAGACACTCGCCAAGGTACAGTTTGGCGTCGTGCTGATTAAACGTTCAATTAGATCACAAGAGTGTTGACACTTTAATGAAACACTCTATAATGTGCTCACATTGCGGGAATAGCTCAGTTGGTAGAGCATAACCTTGCCAAGGTTGGGGTCGCGAGTTCGAGTCTCGTTTCCCGCTCCAAAATTTGTTGTTAAAAATCAATAAGCTGAAAGATTCTAGCAATCTTTTGGCTTGTTTTTTATTGTCGATAGGTCAGCTATGGCTATTCAAAATAGTCATATTTCACATTAAAAAACGCTTTATATTTCCGTGCCGCCGCCAAAAAAGTGGGTGTCATTTGTACATCTTCAATTTTTGACGGCAGTGCGCCACCATGAAATTTGGAGTGTTAAAAATGCAGAAACCGACCCGTCGCGGCAACGCTTGGCGTATTGAAGTTCGTTTTAAGGGCAAGCGCTACGCTGCCACTCGTGACACAGCTAGCGAATGCGAACAGTGGGCAGCAACCAAACTATTAGAATTACAATCTGAACAACCAACCTCAGAACCTGAAAAAATCCATATTTCATTTCAAGCCCTTTTTGATAAGTATTATCAAGATGAAGGTCGCAAAATGAAAAGCGCCCGTTTAATTGTACAAATGCTTAAATGTTTAAAGAAAAATTGGGGCGAACTAGCAGATGAGTCTATACACAATTTAACCCCTGCTCTAGTTAAACAATGGCGTGATAAAAGATTGAAGCAGGTTAAGGGCGCAACTGTCATTAGAGAAATGGCGATGTACAGTTCAGTTTTTGACTTTGCACGAAAAGAATTATTTTTAACTAAAGAAAATCCATTCAAAGAAATTACAAAACCTTCAGCACCGCCGCCAAGACACCAACGTATTAGTGATGACCATATTAATAAAGTAATTAAAGGCTTGGATTATGAATGGGGTAAAACACCAACACAGCCTAGACACCGTGTTGCGTGGTCATTTCTCTTTGCCCTTGAGACTGCAATGCGTAAAGGTGAAATCCTTAGCGTGCAAAAGTCTTTAATATTTACTGACTTTATCCGGCTATTAGATACCAAAAACGGCTCATCTCGTGACGTGCCTTTAACTGCCAAGGCAAAAGAAATGCTTTCTTGGTTGCCAGATGATCCAAACGATAATCGCATGGTACCGCTTACATCGAATGCTTTCCGCTTAATTTGGCAACGTAATTTACGCCGTGTTGGTTTAGATGGTGTTATTACTTTCCACGATTCAAGGCATGAAGCAATCACGCGCTTTGTTCATGACTATCGTTTGCCTGTTGAAATCCTTGCCAAAATTACAGGTCACAAAACTATTAGTGTACTGGTTAATACCTATTACAATCCGACTGCATCCGAAATAGCCAAAATGCTAAACGCCGCATAATAAGAAGCCCCTATCTAGGGGCTTTATTTTACATGTCTTGTTTCTTGGTAAACTGCCACCAAGTTTTGTTGTAATAAACTTGGTTCTGCAAAAAGTTAATTTTTAATTCATTGCCGTTATAATCATAAAACTTAGTTACTTCACCGTTTTTATTTATATCAGCAAGCAGGTTGCATGTATGCTCAGCCTTACCCGCCTCCATAACCATAATCATCACTTGCGCCATTTTAAAAACTCAAATTGCCTTTACGCATAATGATACTTGAATATTGTTATTGATTGAATGCGCCGTGCATCCTGAAAACAGAATGCACAGTAGAGTAATAAAAGTTGCTAGCTTCGTTCTCTTACACAAAATCACTTTATGCGATCCGGTTACTAATCCATCCATAAAAGAATTGCTCTTGCGTGGGATTGCGTTCGCATATTTCAATATAACGTTGGCCCTGCATAATATTTAGTACCTTAAGCATCACCTTCTCACCATCTTTACCACGTTTGGCAAGAAAGATTTTTAAAGCCCCTAACGTAGCTGAACCATAAATACCATCAACGGCTAGATCGGGCCAACCGCCTTTACCTTGGTTATTCAATAGATTCAATGCTCGTTGTAATAAAGGCTTTGCAAAAGCTACGCCGCAGTTAACACCAGTATCAAGCAACTCTTCAGCAATCAAAGGAGATAAGGTATTAACCTGGTCAAAACGAGGGTTAATCCAATATTGCTGTTTATAAATTTGCTTTGCCAAATCCAAAGGCAAATCACGCATTGGGCCCTTCCAACCATTTACCCGTGCAACCGCTTCAGTAATGCCGTATTTGGTCGCCCCTCCTCGATCTGCCGGGTTATTTACATACCCACCTTCACGTTTAATTAATTCATCAAGATATTGTTCGATGTTCATTTCACTTTTCCTCAGGTAATAAAAAACCGCCCGAAGGCGGCATTAACTGTTTGAAATATCGTTTTTGGCTTTCTTGACTTCTTTTAGTACTTCGATAATTGTCTTACCTTCCTGTTTGTTAATGAAGTTAAAAATCCAGCGGACTAAAGCCCAACCGGGTAAACCACAAACAAAGAAGAATCCACCAAGTGCAATCATCCCCCATATATCAGTAACCCATTCATGAAGCCCCCACTTCACGATAATGAATGAACCGCCACATAAACTGGAAACAACGGTACAAATCAAACCCACGGCCCATTCTTGAGGAGACCTTGGCATTCGTGTCATTAAAACGACGGCAGCAACTAATGAAATTGCTAAGGTGACAGCAATTGCCGCACCATAAAACTTTAAAAATGCAGTAATACTGCTTGTTGAAAGTGGCTCCATAGCCATTACTCCAGAAATAAAAAAACACCCGATTGGGTGCTCTCATTGAAATTTTTAAATTAGAAATTTACTGCTTCAATTTCTTCATATGTCAAAGCAGTTTCAATTTTCTGTCGTGCAATACGCCCTCTCTCATGAATGTTATTAATGTGCACTGCAAGCGCGGTTTTTAAGTCAATCAATTGATCAGGACTAAGATTAACAACTGAATTGTCTTTTAAAGTCCACTCAACTGGTACACCGAGCAAAGCTGCAGTAGCGATTCTTAGTTGAGAATTAGAGTCTGAATCATAAAGCTTATTTTCAAACTCAAATCCGCCAAACTCATACTGATCCCGAATCTGCTTGATTTGCTCCCATTTATGCCTTTTTGCATCTTCTAAAGTTCGATTATCGACCCACTTCTTAGTTTCATAATCGAAGATATGATATGGCGAGGGCTGAGTGGGAATATTTATCCACTTTCCTTCTTGAAAAAACATATTTGGACAAGGAGGATCATCTAAAGCGATACATCCCTCAGGAGTATTCAGCTTGATCATCTCTTCATTACCAAAAATATGTCCAATAACTTCACCATTCTTTGAAACTAATACCGTCACTTTTTAAGCTCCAATGTTGATAAAGATGACATGGTGACTATTGTAGGAGTTTCGGCAAAGCCACCTTGAGCTTCAAATGAACCATAATAAATATTGGAATATTTAGTGATATAGGCCAACTGAAGCACTATTGTTTTTGTACCAGTGGAAGCAGGTAGGATATAAACGGGTGTCGCAGTAACTCCAATAAACCGGATTGTACTGCTCCCATCATAAAATGTTGGGTATATTTCCTGAGTGTACGCAACAGTACCATTTACTAATACCCGACAAGCTAGCGTTACACATTTCAAAATGTCGTAGGAGGATGGATATTGTGTGATCCTGACCTTACAGTCAAACACAAACGATCCATCAATCCTTAGTTTACCTCCTTGCGTTTGCACATTAAGAGTAACTAAATCTTGTGTATAACCAACTGAACCTGCCATTGAATTAGAAACAGCGAAATAAAATTTACGCTCTGTTTGATTAATTACCCCGGAAGGGACAGTAACGGCTTCATCTTGGATTTTTAAAGTGTCTATTGCTCCGTTTTTAATGTGAGCATTATCAACTTCAATATCACCTAAATCAGCGCTAATGGTGCTTAGATTTTCTGCCCAGATTCTATTTGCATTAATATAGCCAAAGCTACCAGAATCTACATATAAACCTCTTGGAATTACTGTTCCATTCGGTAGAGTTAGTGGCGTATTTAATAGCGACATTATCGGCTTAGGAGTTACACCATCGACTCCAACTGGCGCGCCGAACTGGATAGTATCGTAATTGAAAATGAATGTTGACGTGGTACCATCATTCATTGAACCATGACCTGCTAAATGCCCATTCACATCCATTTTTAAATATTGCTGAGCTTTAACACCATCAACGCTTTCAGTTACCTGTTGAATTGCAGCTGTATTTCCACCAACAGTAGTTTGCAAAGTAGTAATATTCGATGCTTGAGTTGAAACTTTGCCATCAATAACAGAAACTTTAGAATCCAATGAACTGAGCGCAGAAGCATCGGCTTTACTTGCAAGGACACCATTAATATTCGATACACTGTTATTCAATTGTGTAATTGAATTGCTTTGGCTAGAAATGGTCCCTTCAGCATTCGTAACTCGAGTATCAAGTGAAGATAAAGCTTTTGAAGTTGCAATTTCGCCAATTGGTTGCTCCCACAGTGTTGCAACATTCCCTTGTTCCAACTTCATGCGTCTTATAGCCAATGCGTTTCCAACTGTAGTTGAATCAGACTGAAAAGACATAATGAGGCTTGTTGCATTTGCTGGAACTGTGAATGTGCAACTTTGTCGAGTGTATTGATTATTGCTGATACCGCTCATTGATTTAACAGCAATATCACTCCAAGCGCCGCCAACTTGGGCAATAATCCGCCAGCGCACTGGCAATGCAGCACCACGCACATCTGCACTAATTGTGTAAGTAGTGCTTGCGCGTAAAACACTGGTAGCGTTGACTGGTGAGGTCATACGGTAGTAGCGTTCTACACTCGCATCGTTAACAGTAAAGTAAGAATCAATATTGAAATTTGTCGAAAATCCTTGGGCAGAAGCTGTACCATCGCTTGTTTTTGGTTGATTCGCAGAGTTCGGAGCAGCCGTATTACTTAATAAGTTTGCACCAATTACTGCCGCGGCGCTTAAACCTGCCTGCAAACTGGTGATCTGGTTACCTTGGCTTGTAATAGAGTTCTCCGTCGCGGTAACTCTAGAATCCAGACTCGATAATGCAGCGTTATCTGCTTTAGTTGATAAATTACCGTTAATGGTAGCCACATTGTTGTTCAAAGAAACAATACTGTTTCCTTGACTGGTTAGAGTACCTTCAGCGTTGGCCATACGGGTGGTGAGTAAAGAAACAGCAGAGGCTGTCGTAGCATTTTCTACAGAGGAAGTTCTATCCGTCAATCGAATAGAAGAATAATCTACGACACAAGCGCTTGGGTACACCCAAACACCAAACCATGCAAAGGTGTCTACCGTAGGCGTGTAATCTAGTGAGTAGTCAACAAAATTAACAGTATCAGTTACTGTCACCTGACTTACTGCTAATACGTTATTATTATTGCTTACTTTGATCCAGCGTAATAATAATCCAGCTGTTCCTGATACCTTACGCGCTCTTACAGTTGCTCTATAACTCCTACCTGCTTTCAACCATACACCGGTAGTAGGGGTTTTTACTAAAGTATTAGTGTTTGAAGTACCTGCATCATTCGCCTTAGTTACTCGTAAACCTGTACCCCCATCTTCACCGTAATTACCAGCTACGACGGAGTTACCAGTGGCAAGCTCCCCTGCAGTAATAAATTTTAAACCCTCTCTAAAATTCGGGTCTAAATTTAGCGCATCACCTTGGGACTGAATCGCAGCCTGTAAAGTTGTGATGCTACTATTAGTGGTAGCTAAACCATTTTCTGTGGCGGTTACACGGCTATCCAAGGTGGCTAAGGCACTGGAGTCAGCTTTTGCAGAAAGGGCACCATTGATGCTCGTGATACTGTTGTTTAATGCTGTGATCTGGTTGCCTTGACTTGTAAGGGTACCACCCTGCTGTGTTACGGTATTTTGAAGGGTGGCTAACGCAGTAGCATTAGCATCTGCTTTAGATTGCGCTGTTGCAGCTGCAGTGATGTTCTTACAATGCCAGTCGGTGATAAACCACACTGTGCCAAACGGGCTACTTTGACCCACTGAAATATAGGGCCTGAAATAATTACAATTAGCAGGTACAGTCCACTTCCACGTGATACGTGCCCAACTTGATGAAGCAGCGGTAGATGCTCCACCAGCAATACTTCCAATACCTCCTGTCGGTGTACTTGCTTTACCTACGTATAGAGTTAAACCAGCGGTACCGGTTGCGCATGCGACCAATGCACTAATCTCAAAAACATCCCCCTCTTTGCATGCAATATTGTTAATTGAAGGAATGTGGTCACGTGCGGCTAAACGAGCCGCGTATTGATAGGCGCAGCCTGTTGGAACTTCTGAATCGGTTGTTGCAACGACCGTCATCCCCATTTGATTGTAATCAGGGACAAATGTCGGGTTTGGAATTAATTCACCCGCTGTCGCAATAGCACCTTTAATCGCATTATTTAGCGAGGTAATTGAATTGCTCTGAGAGTTAATATTCCCCTCTGTAGCGCTCACACGAGAATCGAGAGAATTAACTGCAGAACTATCAGCTTTTGTTGCAAGCGTACTATTGATTGTATTAACACTATTGTTGAGCGAGGTAATTGAATTACCCTGACTTGTTAGCGTATTACCCTGTTGTGTAACTGTAGAGCCAAGTGAGCTTAAAGCGGCAGAAGTTGCAATGTCAGTAACCGCAGGCGACCAATCAGTAACGACATTGCCTTCCTCTAACTGTGGTAAAGCTAACCATACTTTATATGTACCAGATGTGGGTGCTTGAATGCGGAACAACACATCTTTTTTAGATGTATTTCCTGACTGTTTATATTTGACGAAATACTTCGTCATTGTAGTAGTCAATGTGAATGTGACTTGTCCATCAACTCGTGTTGTTATTGCTCCATTTGATGCTGTACCTGAAGTTGTAGTATTTGGGTTGTAGAAATAAACATTAAACAGAGTGCCTGCAGTTTCTGCTTTAGCCCAAAAACTTACAACATATTCTCCAGCAAGTAGCTCAACTGTAGATTTAAGTGCAAGCATATCAACACTACCCGCTGTAGTAGCAGTGGCTGAAATCATGTTGCCATTCTTAAACGTACCATCTTTACTAGCATGCGTAGACAAGTCCGTGCCTGGTAATAAATTGGTAGAACCAACAGCCAAGCTATTAAGCGAATTATTTAACGAAGTAATTGCACTTCCTTGAGAAGATATAGCATTACCTTGCGTTGTCACAGTATTAGACAATGCAGTTAATGCTGAAGCATCGGCTTTTGTATTCGCTGTATTTTGCGCTGCCGCTGCTGCGGATGCTGCATTGTTAGCTGTATTTTGTGCTGTTGTTACGTTGTTATTAGTGGTCACTAAACTGTTGTTGAGTGAAGTAATGGAGTTACCTTGACTTGTTAACGTATTTCCCTGCTGAGTAACTGTGGAACTTAAAGATGAAAGTGCTGAAGCATTTGCAGCAATTAAATTACCTGTTTCAGTAGAAGCTGCTGAATATGCGGTTGCGATTGTTCCTCTTTCTAATTGAACATTTGTAAAATATGCAACGCCTGCGGCAAGCAATGACATATACAAATTAGTAGTATCAACATGTGATGCTGACTTTCTTAAAGTTGTAATTGTGTACTTTGTCCATGTAGTTGTTAATGCAATACTTTGGGCACCACTACCACCAAAGAGTTGAATTTTTACAGACAATGCAGCATCAGCTTTTGCAAAAAACGATAAGACAAGTGGTTCAGTAGAACTTGTTACTGGAATAACAGTTGCTGTCATTAAAATTTGATGTACACCATCTTGCCCGGCACCGCTAGCAATAACTTTTAAAACTTTAGATCGAGCATAAGTTGCGCTATCTACTGCAATACTATGATTGCCATTCGCTGTGATATAACTTAAGTCGTTATAAAGGGTGTTATAGACTAAGTTAAGGCTGCCATTTGTGATCGTGTTATTCAGCGAAGTAATATCTGAAGTATTTGACGTTACTTTATCGTCAATAACTGTCACTTTTGAATCAATATTGCTAACCGCAGTTGCATCCGCTTTTGTCACTAAAGCACTATTAATAGTGGTGACATTGTTTTGCAATGAAGTAATAGCATTACTATTTGAAGTTAGCGTATTTCCTTGTTGCGTAACTGTGTTTTGAAGTGTGCTTAACGCACTGGCATCTGCTTTATCATAAGTAGATGGTTTCCAGTAAGTTGCAACTTGACCTTCTTCTAATTGAGGTTTTTGAACTGTTAATGTCGCAATATTACCATCACCAGATCCATTAAGATCGAAGCGCAATGAATAAGTAATACCGGAGGCATCAGCATTAGTTTTGAATGTCACTGAATAGCGTGTAAGTGTTGTAGTGGTTACTGCAACAATCGCTGACTTGTGATGTGCACCGCTACTTGCAATTAAAAACGCATCAACGCTTTTTACGTTAGGTGTTCGTAATGCCCAAAATGACAAAGTGTAGAAAGTGTCTGGCTTAAGTGCAGGATCAGTTAAAGACCATGTGATATAGCTTTCACCCGTAGTTGCGGCCATTGATACAGTTTTTAACTGATCCGTTAGGGCAACTAAATTTACTCCAACATTGCTGATCGAGTTCTGCAAACTTGTGATTGAATTGCCTTGACTTGTTAGAGTGCCTTCGTTAGAGGTAACACGTGTATTTAAAGCTGTGAGAGCGCTTGAATCTGCTTTTGTTGCAAGCGTGGAGTTAATTGTAGAAACATTATTTTGAAGGGTTGTAATAGCACCGCTTTGCGATGAGATATTGCCCTCAGCAGTAGTCACACGGTTAGCCAAAGAACTTAAAGCAGTTGCATCCGCTTTACTTGCAAGCGTTCCATTGATGCTTACAATATTATTATTCAATTGCGTAATTGAGTTGCCTTGACTTGTTAAAGTGCCTTCGGCATTTGTCACGCGAGTAGTTAGATTTGTAATAGCTGATGCATTGGCATCAGAAGCAACTGCATCGGTAGCATTAATGATACTGATCGAATCATAATCAATCGTACCAGCTGCCATGAGCCACGTTCCGAAATACACAAGGACATCTGATGTCGGTTTATATGTATAAATTAAGTCGACATAAGCCGATGTTGATGCCACAGATAATGTTGCGGACGCAAGAACAGCATTATCAGATTTTTTGTGAAAACGACCAAGAATACTTCCCGTGCCTGATATCAACTTACATCTAACAATTGCCCGATACGTATTATTAGCTTTTAAGAAAAAACCATCTGTCCGGTTTGTATTGACGTTTGTATTTGTTCCAGCAGATGTATCTGTATTTGACTTAATTACACGAATACCAAGTGACCCATTCTCACCGTAAGCGCCGTGCGTAACAGAGTTACCTGCCGGTGTTTCAGCAATTGTGTAATATTCCAAACCAGATACAAAATGAGGATCAATATTGAGCGCGTCTGCTTGTACTCTTAAAGTGCTTTTTAGCGTATTGATTGACATCGAAGCTGCATCAGCCTTGCTTACTGCTGTGTTTGCAGTTGTTTGAGCTGTGGCTGCAGATGAAATAGCTGTATTCGTCTTTGATTCATTCGTAGTTAAACGTGAATCTAGCGCGTTAATTTGCGTAGCATTGGCACTTGTATTTGTAGCATTTGTCGTAATCTGAGTCTGCAAACTTGATAAAGTGCCATTGGTGCTTGATTTATAAGTTTCAATATTGCTTAACAGGGCCGCATCTTCAGACTTGCGCTGAGTAGTTTCAGTTGTTAATCCATCATTCAAATTAGAAATTGCAGCGATACGAGTAGAACTCTCATCTGCAATCTTTTGATTTAACAGATTTGTAGAAGTGATTAAATCATTTGCTACTTTAGATGCTGCTGTTGATGCATTATTCGCTGTATTTTTAGCATTGGTCGCTATAACACTCGCATCATTTGCTATTTTTTGGGCTGAAGAAGCTTGTGTTTGAGCAGAGGTTGCTGCCGATTGAGCACTCGAGGCCGCCGTCTTAGCTTCAGAGGCCACAGCCTGGGCATTGTTAGCTGCAGTTTGGGCGCTACTAGCAACAGCTTGGGCATTATTTGCTGCAGCTTGGGCTGCTTCAGATACATCGACTGAATTTTCAATTTTACCTTGAAGCTCTTGGGCAAGATCACTCTCATTAATATGACCAGAAATAAGATCAAGAACCGCTTCCGGATCTGCTGTGGTCGTACCATTGACCCATTCAGACCAAGGACCAACATTGCCAATCCGGTCAATTAATCGACCGCGATAAAACTGTCTAAGATTAGGTTGTAAACCTTGGATTGTGGTAGTGGTAGTCGGATATGCAAACAATCCTAATTGAGCAATATTGTTGATGCCATCAGGTGAAACTTCAATTTCGGTATAAGCTGTATCTTTTGCACCTGTTGGAGGGAATCCCCAATCAAGCTTCATTCCAAACAAAATACCTGTGGCACGTATAAAAGCTATTTTCGGCGGTAATCCCTGCTTTCCAGTGATTTCAGTTAAGGAAGATGTAACCGGTAAAGATGCGATTTCAAAAGCAGAAATTGCGGTAACGCGGGCTTGATATTGACCTGAATAGACTCCTGGTATCTCAATCGAGTTATTACCAGTTAAAGGCAAACGGATCCAAGATCCATCATCTTTTCGCCACTCAACAAGGTACTTAACTGCCCCTTTTGCTTGCACCCAAGACACAATCATTGTGGTGACATTAATACCTTGATCAACACGACTTTCCGTCGTAATCAAAACATCTTTGACTGGTTCTTGGGTAGATGGGTTGATAATTGAAATAGGAGTATCTTCAAAGAAAGCTCCGTTGTCGATCTCATCAAATTTTTGTGGATTATATTGAAGACCTGTAATACTGAACTGGTGTTTTTCATCTTGTGTGATTGAAATAACACGGAATTTCATTGTCGCTAAATCTTTAGCATCCAATACCCAAACGTTTTGTACTGCAATCGAATTAGCATCAAAAGGCAAAGTAACAGTAACAACGCGACCCGAGATTGATTGAACGATTCGAGTTTGAGCTTTGCCATTTTCACCATTGATTACAAGGCGATCACCAGCCTTAGCTACAACATCATCTCGATCAAGAGTAATGCTTTTGAGGTCAGCAGAAATTTTAGATACACGTCCGCCATTAGCACGTCCTGCAAACAGTTCATCCGCAATTTCAATTACTCTTCCTGGCAGTGGAATATGCCCATCTAAACCGACTTTAAACGAAACTGTACGAGTCTCCTTTTGCTCGGATTTTAAAGCCCAGTGGCCTGCACGTTGAGCCTGGCCACGAGAAGTACATCCCCACGCATCTAATTCAAGAATGCGTACTTGGCCAGACTCAGCAATAGCATTTTCATCGCGAACAAATTCGTATTCTGTTTTATAGTGATTTGCAGGATTATCCCACGCAACCTTAACTACATTATGCCGATCACGTGCACGTGTTCCTGAGTATTCGAAAACACCACCAACCACATTTGCACGGGTATAGGTGAAATATGTGTCTTGTGGTATATCGGCATCACATATAATGCTTGTACCATCCCAGAAGGCAATCGCTCGAAAGACACCAGCCAATTTCATTAATATACTGAAAGCATCTTCAGCATTTTGAATGTACACATTACATGTAAATCTAGGTTCTTGGCCGCCAAGTCCGTCGGAAACGCTTTGATCGCAGTATTGAGCTAAACGGTACAAAGACCATTTATCAATCATGAATGGGGTTAAGCGATTTCCTAAACCATAACGATCATTTGTACAAAGGTCGTAGTAAATCCATGCCGGGTTATTTGTGTAAGCTCTTTTAAAAGTACCATCCCAAATTCCAGTATATTGTCGCGTTTGCGGGTTGTAATTGGTTGGTACTAAAAGCAATCGACCTTTCAGATCTACAGCTAATTTCGCCACATTTCCAAAAGTTTCGGCATCATATTGCAGACCTAATAATGCCGTATTTGGGTATCTTAATTTTGCATCAACAACTTCAGTAAATGCCTCAACATACATTTTGTCGCTTACAAACTCAGAGGTTGAGTTAGGTGTAATGCGACGTACCCGGATTAACCAACCACTATCGGCCTTTGGTAAATCAATACGGTGAGCTCGTTCATAATTTGCAGAAGTCTTATCGGATATTTTAGTTTTTAATACTTCTGTCCATGCACCACCGTCAGTTTGTATATCGATAGCATATTCAATTGTTATACCGCTAACATCACCAGTGCTTGAGTCCTGCTGGCGAAGCGGTCCCCACTTTAAGCGAATACGAACGGCGTCAAGATCAATATTATTAAATGCTCGTACCCATGGAGTACCTGACTTCAATTCGACATCGACAGCAGTTTCACTTTCTACTGAAGGAAAACCTTCAATGTAATCTTGATCATTTGTACCTTTGCGGAAATCTAGTTTTACGTTCGAATAAGTCAGATTCCCATTGGCATCTTGTAGTGGAGTTCCTTCAAGAAATATTGATTGATTGCCATTGGCTAATCCTTCAATTTCGCCTTCACCTAAACCATATAAGATTTTTATATAGGTTTTAGATTGTGCGGAATCTGGAGCAACTACAGGTTTTCTTGCCTCACCCTTGCCCTTTTTCGCGCCTTTTACAATCGCCATAGGTTTAAATCTCGCGCAATAAAAAAGGCGCTTAAAGCGCCTTAAAAAAACATCACATTAAATTTTCTACATCTGGTCTTCAGGATACTGACCAGCACTCACAATGAATCCACCAACTTCACGTTGGCCATATAAAACTGGAACAGGGTTCCCTTGGGCAACCGTAGTTACAGCTCCACCGAATCCTTGGTTTGCCCTATTACCATCTTGGTTTTGGTCCTGAGTATTATCGACCTTTGGCATAAGCATCATTGCAATGCCACCCAACATCATCCCGATACCTGAACCAATCAATGCTGCACCCAATGGTGCTCCACCGCCTAATGTGCCTACAGTTACTAAAACACCTACTACTACTAGCACCGCGCCTAGAACAGTTTGCAAAATTCCGTTATTACCCCCAGCACCTACAACACGAGGTACTACATGAATAACATCAGCTTCGGTGTTCATATCAAGCTGCTCTTCACCGATATTGTCTCCAGTAATGAGTCGCTTAGTTTCATGGTCATAGATTGATGGGCTTTTCTTTCCGCGTTTTTTATTTGAATTTTTACTTTTAAGAAATACGGCAAACTGCAAGCCTTGCTCGTGGGCATGCAACATAAACTTCTCGAACCCCGCAATCTGTACAGATAAGGCACGCATAGCTTCACGTGTATTTGCCACATCGAGCTTAAATTCACGACCAAACTGTTGTCCAAGTACGCCATACAATTTAATTGTTTTTAACATCTCTATGCCTCAAGATTTTAACTGTACGTTCAAGCCATTGCTGACCATAAATTTCTCGCACTGACTTTCGGTTATAAGGGTGATGAAGAATTAAAGTTGAACCTATGCAGTTTTCTGCCTCTTCAGACTTTAATTTTCCATTGTCTCCTAGCCAAATAAGTGCATGATTTGGATGCTCTGTACGCCCTACACGACAAATCAACATATCGCCATATTGAGGAGTATCTACTTCATAAAACCCTGCTTTATCGTAGTTTTCTAGGTAAAGTGAAGGGTGATCACTTTCTTCCCACCAGGCATCTTTTCGCTCAAAATCCATGAGTTCAACACCCAACTCTCGACTATAAAAATCGCGGATAAGTGCATAGCAATCTTGCCACCCATGGTAATAATTACGACCAACTAAAGGCGTTCGATATCCACATGGTTCATAAACAGCGAAATCTAGATCTGGATAAGAACAGATTACCCATGGTTTTTTATGTAATTCGATTTGAACTAAATCAAGATCAGTGGCTCGAGTAGTACCATCAGGATGCGAATGTACATATGCTATGATTTCCCCCTGGTCTTCTGCCAGAGTTAAATCTTCAGGATGAATTTCAAATTCATCCGCATTATCAGAAATATTGCGGCAACGGATATATTCTTTACCAACTATCACGCCACAGCATTCTTGTGGATAGCATTCATCAGCATGAGCCATGATTGCTTTTTTAATCTTTGCCGTTAATTTCATAAGTGCTCACATTAGACTCGATGCTGGGAAACCACCAAAAGGCAATGGTTTGTTTTCACCGAAACGTACGCGACACGATCGGAGTCTTCCACCGCATCGATCTAAAGCTGGATCATCAGTTGGCTCATCTTTATCTGTAAACATGGCAGTACCTGTATATCCACACTCTTCATCTCGATATTTGCCCATGGTGCACCAATGGCATAAAGAAGTGATTTGACGAACTGGAATTTTCAAACCCTCAAAATCAATTGGATTTGAAAGCTCAAAAGTTACTTGCTGAGCATTTTCAGATGTTTTTTGCTCGATATACCATTTCTGTTCTTTGGCTTCATTTGATGCTGTAGGGTTACCTTCAGGGAAATTTTTAGCATCAAGATATTTGGCAAGGGTTGTTATTACTTTAAGCTTTGCCCCCACAAAATCTTTGCATTGAAGGCAGTAAGCTGAAATTGCCCCCTGTATTCCACCGATGTTATTTGCGATCGTTAACGTTGGTGCAGAAGCTTTGCCGTCCGAACGCATTTCTAGACCAGAGACTTCCAAGCTAATTGCTTCAAACTCTTCACCCTGCCAAAAAATGCTTCCTTCTTGTTGGTGACCATGAAAACGCAAGATGCCAATTCCGTAGGAAGTGGCATCTAACTCGTACAGGTGGATTAATCCACCAGGTTCGAGTTTTTGGAAATCACTCTGTAAAGTCATAGATACTCCTTAAGCTTGAACTGGAGCTTCCGCGACTGGAGTGTATTCAACGCTAATTTTTTTCGTCGCTAAGTCATATTTCATATTTAATGAATTAACTGTTACGCCATATAAATACCCAGCATTTTGAATTGTCTGCATTGCCCATCTGGTAATATCAGCATCAAGTAAAGTCATGCTTCCATTCGTACCACCACCTGGTGTAACTACAATACCCACTGAATTAGAAGGCTTATCATAATTAATGGTTAAAGTTTCAATTTTACCTGCGGGCAAATCATTGCCAAAACTACGAGCATCAAACAATTGAGTACGTAGTTCGCCAACAAAAAATGCTTCAGCAAGATCTAAAGTTTTAACAGCCATGGTTATGCTCCTATAAGCAAAAAAATAGCTCCAATTAGGAGCCGTTGAGTAAAATATTAGGGTTGGAAAACCTGCTTGAATGTAGTTGAAATTCGCCAGGTATTTCCACCTAAACAAGTAGGTTGATAATCACCAGCTTTTACACGCACTTGACCATCTAACGGCGAGTCCCACAAAAAAGAGTTGGCACCCTTGTGGGCATCAAAAAATGCTTTAATTTGCATAATTTCAGCCTTTTCTGCTGTGCGTTGATAAGTCCATTCACCAGATTTATTGTTTATACCAACTGAAGTTGTTTGCTCATATCCATCACCAAATTTAGTTGATAACGTATTAAAGCGTTGCGTTTGGTTATTACCATCTAGGTCACATTCAAAAGTGAATATAAGATCACTCATAAATTTTTCTCACAAAAAAAGCCCGCGTTAAGCGAGCTTTTAATAGCCATATCTAAAGTATGACCAGATTAATAAAACTATACCGCAATTAACGGAAAAGTGGAAACATCATTCTGATCCCTTGAAATCATTAACATGCATGCTGAATTGTCGATTCACATGGCGAACGATATCCGAATCATCACTATGACCTTCATTTTTAAGATTTTGAATGTAAGTGTTTTTTGATTCTTCAGTAAATTTCAAGTAATCATCAAGATCAATAATTTCTTTTTGTGCCAAATAAGACACTAGGTTTCCAACTAATGAGTTAATCACCTCATCACCATCAAAACCAAGTTGAATAAGCTTATCAATCCAAGCAAGTTTATCTTTACTATTTTCTTGACTCATCTTTTCCTCTAAATAAAAAGCATAATAAGTATAAATAAGTTATCAGGTTAAACTGGTCTCATCTACCGTGAACCTCTGACAATTTTATACAATACCCCACCTTGCATACTCTCTCGTCTAGCCCAGCTGTTCATCATACTGTTAAGACTTTGAGCAATTTCCTTCTGCCCTTGCGTATCAACTTGGGCAGAACCATCATTTGTAAAAGTAATGGTTTGACTGATACTAATATCACCAGAAGGTTTGGTATTAGTATTATTGGAGTTAATCGCATCAAACTGTCTAGTCTCCCTTCTCGTAGCAATCGCATCAGATTGATTATTAGAAACGTACCCACCGTTAGCATAACCGCTTGGTGAACTTGTCCGCATTGATTCAACTACGCCAACACCACCCCATCTTTTAATGTCCTCTTGCGACCATACAACTTCGCCCTTATGTACTACTCCAGCTGGAGTATGTTTAAGCCCATTTCCTGTATAGCCGCCATCAGCAAAGCCTTGTGGTGTTGCAGCCTGGATCAGAGAAACAAATGTTCCTGACTTCAAGGTGGCTATAGCGGCAGCGGCTGCTTTCTGATACCAAGTACCTGGTTCATTCGCATAAGCATCGGATGCGGCTTTCCACATATTCATTCCCGCTTGTGCTAAGGCAAATGCACGCTGACTTTCATAAAGAATGCGGTAAGCACTTGATGACTCACCCAGCATATTCTTAAACATTCCAGCTAATGCACCAGTTACGTTAGCTCCATAACCTAATTGCAGGCTAATAGAGTCATTCTGATAAGTTGACTCGATGAGCTTCATTCGCTCGGTATGTTCAGCCCATATTTGCTCCCGTTGTGCTGCAATTTCCTGTAAATTTGCATTTGGATCCTCAGCCTGCATATTCAAAACAGCTTCCTGACCATTTGCCATATTTAATGACTGTGCTGTTTGGTCGGCGCGAGTTTGGTCCAACTGATATTGTTGGCTATTCCCTGTCATGTCTGCATATGTACGATCCCAATTTCGACTTGCCGTAGCAGCTTTATCCAGGAGCTCTAACTGCTCTTGTGATTTTGATAACATTATTCTTTTTTGACGCTCTTCATCACTAAGCTTACTATTCTTTAAAATTTCCTCACGCTCAAGTCGATATCTTTCCCTCATTGCATCAATCTCTGAATATAGAAATTGTTTAGCCTGAAATAATCTCTGTTCTTGGGCTAGTTTGAGTAAGCCTAGTTCTTGCTGAAGTTGTTGACCAAGTAAATTAACTGCTTCTTTACGTTGATCTTGGGTTAATTGAAAGTCATGCTCAGCTTCAAATTGACGCCTTGCAAAGCTTTCCTTTATTAGATCCTCTTCTGTTAAATTAAATTGTTTATAGTCATCCAACTTGGTTTTTAAAGCCTGTTGGGCAATAGCAATATCATTATCAGCACGTGCTTTTAACTCTGCTTTAATTTCTTCTTTACGTGCTGGGTTGAAATTAGCTTTATCTACATCTTCTAATTTTTTCGAGAGTTCATTTCTAATTTTAGTTACTTCATTAGCAACATCATTTTCCAACTGCAAGCGCAATTTTGCCTGCTCTTCTGCCATTTTGGCTGAATCATCAAGCATCTTATCGAAGTCTTTAGAAGAAATATCGCCAGCTGAATATCCGTTTGCACCTGCTGCATACGACTTTACGTTTGCTAGATATTTCTTAGTTTCTTTGTATCCATATGCCTTTCCGTTTTTTACATTATCCGGTCCAGCGTTGTACGCCATAATAGCCTTTTCAACATCTCCACCAAACTGTCTAAGAAGAGCTGAAACATACTTAATCATTCCATTAACACTAGATTCTTCACTTCTAACATCAACACCATACTGTTTAGCTGTAGCTGGCATAAATTGTGCCAAACCTTGAGCACCGACTGGTGATGTTAATAATTTGCCTTTACGATAAGTATCTCCTCTGCTTTCCTGCATAATCATGCCTTCAATCAGGCCTTGTGGAATACCAGCAGCTGCAGCCTTATCAGAAATATTATATTTCTTTGATAATGCTTGTACTTTTGCATTCACAGCCATAATTTTTTGCTGTTTTTCAAGTTCACTAGTATGTTTCTTTTCAGCTTCTGTTATCGCATCTTTCTTTTCCTTAAGTGCATCCAATGCTTTTTGTGCTGTAATGATTTGAGCAATTTCTTCATTTGTAACAATCACTGTTGTTCCAGCAGGAGCTACAGCTTGTTTTGCCTTTTCTAACTCCTTGATCTTTTTAACAACCTCTTCACTATAACCAAGATTCAGGTATGCCAATTCTTCATTAGAATTCAACACATCATTTCTTAGACTGTCAAAATATCCTTTTTGGGCTTTTGTAGCTTTTTGGGCGGCACTTTCATTACCAATTAAAGCTTTCGAATTTTCGTCAATCCCTGCAACTGCCGTTTGTGCTTTTTTGCCTGATAACTCAACCTCAATTCCAAAAAGTTTAAGTGAATCTTTCGTGGTCTTAGCTTCTTTAGCATTTTTTTCAAATTCTTTAGTATTTTCTTTAAGGGAATTGTAGATCTCTTTACTAATACGTAAATCATTAAAACGTTTAACTGCCTCATTCATGCTAATGGTGCCATCCATCGCATCATTAACAACCTGGACGATCTCTTTATTCCCCTTATAAAGTTGAGCTATGGCATTTAACTGAATATTAATCTTGCTACTTGATTCTGCTAATGCCTTATTTTGCCGCTCAAATGAAGTGGCCATGTCATTAATTGCCGAATCTTTTTCAAGTCCACGCAAGGCTAAAAGTTCTTCTTTAGCTTTTTTGGCTACAGAAGCTTGTTCTTCTAATTTTTTATTAGCTTGCGCTGCTTTATCCTGAAAATACATATAGCCAGCAGCTAGTGCAGTAATTCCCAGGGCGATAGCGTTTATTGGCCCCCCTACTAAACCTAAAGCACGACTACCTAATGTCGCAACTCGATTTAAATTCCCTTGAGCTACTGTATAGGCCATTGTGGCTGCAGTTGCCTCTTTTAAAGCAATGCTATGTGCAATCTCGGCAGCAGTTTTACGTTGTATAGCTGCAGCTCGAGCATTTGCAGTTGTCGCCGCATTATATTCTGCCCTAGCTAATCCTATTTCAGTGAGAGCCAATGCAGCAGCTTGACGCGCCCTCATAGCTTCAACACCAAGTAACTGTACTTGAGATTGAGCTTCAGCTAAATTCGCAGCTCTCTGTTGAGCCGAGGCAGCAATGCTTGCTTGGATGGCTACTGTTTTCGTTAATACTGCTTTGGTAATTAAACCAATTCCAGCAACTACGGCCCCATTCACTAATAAATCTAAATTGTTTGCTAAAACCTGAATAGAACCAGATAAAGTTTGAGCTGCACCCGAACCTTTCCCCGTTTCACCTACAAATTTCGTAATACCATTACTTAGCATTTCTAGGGATTGACCAATAGTCTTGTCAGTCTTTCCATAGAGCTCTTCAACGCTATCACCAGCCTGCAGTAATGCCTTGGTAATAACTTCACCAGTTAGTTTTCCATCAAGCATCATTTGACGAAGCTCACCACGGGTAACTCCCAAACCTTTTGCCATAGCATTTAAAAGTCCACCAGCACCATCGACAAGGCTGTTGAACTCCTCTGCTCTAAGCACACCGCCATCTAATGCTTGTCCATACTGAAATAGAGCTGCTGCTGCCGACTCAGCATTAGAGCCACTGATTGCAACAGCTTTTGAAGTAATTTCTGTAAGTTTGGCAGTTTGTGCTTGTGTAAGATTTAAAGTCTTGGCATTAGACATATATTTCGAGTAAACATCATTTACCGCACTCCATGAAGAAGCTGAACGCTGTGCAATATCAAAGGTATCTGTCATTGCACGATTCAATTCTTCTTGGCTGTTTGTTACTAATTTAAGTTTATTATTAATACCCGTGTAGAGATCCATTTTATTAATTGCTGCCCCTACGGTAACAACCCCAGCCATATATCCTGCAAGCTGTCTGGTCGCTACAGAAAGCTTATCCATTGACTTAGTAGCGTAATCACCATTTCTTTCAATGCTATCTAATTCATTGGCTAGATTACGCGCGTTACGCTCTGCATTTTTTGAATCAATGACAATGACTAGACGAGATTCTTGAGTCATCTTACTTTTCTCCAGGCAATAAAAAACCCACTCAAGGAGTGGGTTGTTCAAAATTAAATAAAATTACCAAGCTGGCGTATTTACTAAAAAAAGCACCCTAAGGTGCTTTTTTATTACTACTTGTTTAATTAGCAAGAATACAGTTTTGATATTTATGAGCCACACCATCTAATGCTTCAATAACACCAGGTGCACGTGCTCCAGCCCATGTTCCAACCTGTCTAAAACCATTATTACTTGATGTGCCTGTATTTTGTTGAGCTCTCAAAATATTACTCATTACAAATTGAACTTTATTTTCTTTAAGAGCAACCTTTACATCATATTTAACAAAATCTGTAATAAGACCTGCTTGCTGTCCTTTTGTCTTTACATTGCCATTTGCAATAAATGTTTTTTCATTTTCATCTAGATATTTAAAAACAGACTTTCCTTGGTGAACTTGAGTATTATTATTCTCATAATATCTACCTGTATATGCCCCTATGAAACTACCAGCTTGGTCATGTAGAACAATATCATCATTTTGAAAATTTTCAGCAGCACATAATTTCAATTTAGAGAATGATGTACCTGTTGAATTAAAAGAATAATCAATTTTATCAATGTATGTATCCCCCGCTGAACTAGCACTTATAGTTGATACATTATTTGGCAATTGAATCGGTGCAACTGAACATCCACCAAGAATTGAAACCAAACCCAATAAAATAATCTTTTTCATGAAATTACCCATCATTTTTTAATGGATAAAATTTAACAGGTGAGAAATAAAAAAGCCACTCAATCGAGTGGCTTCTCTATTTTAAGCATGTAGTAGCTTTTCAGCACCAGCGGCCAAAAATGCAGATCGGGTTTTAAATCTTTTATCCTTACCAACATTATCATCAATCTTCCGAATTAATCGGCTTGGCAAAGTAACATTGATTTTTTCTGGCTTACCTAAATAACGACTAACATCAACTTCAGTAACTGCCCAGATCATTCCTTTATAGTCGGTATCATCTAGAAACTTACCTACTTCAGATGCTAAAGGAATTTCCTCACCATCTTCAGCTAGGATTTCTAAATGACCAGAAATAGCCTCTTTTACGTTCTCGATAGCTTCCTCTAATGTGTCGCCAGCACTAAAACAACCTGGAATATCAGGAACAGTGACACCAAATGCTTCGGTATCTGATCCTCGTTCAATTGCAATTGGATATAACATCTCAACACTCCATGCCCTTGGCATAAACATATCGCCCACTGCGTTATGGTTAGTTGTAAAGGGCAGATATTTAAAGTCAGGAAACAGCGGGTCAATTTAGACCCGCTTGCTTCAAAATGCTTTTAACAGTTCCGTTTGGTAAATCTTTTTTAGGATGCGGGATTGTAACTAACCCCTTTTTGGTTGGGTGTTTGAAGTGATGATGACTTCCTGTAACCCTAACCTCATACCAACCGTCTGCTTCAATCATTTTGATTAAATCCAGACTTTTCACACCATTCCCTTCTTAACTTGATGAAGCAATTATAACCCTAGAGTTATTTTAAGTAAATACCTCTAGGGTTATTTTTTAATAGGCTGCTTCATTTTTTTGTGAGAATCATCCAGAAAAATATTATCCATCGCAAAAATACAGTCGTTAAAAATATCTCTTTCGACTGGCAATTCGTAATGTTCACAATATGCAGATATGGATGAAATATCCAAAGCTAGAGGAATGCCTTGCTCATAACGTCTTGAGCGCGAAATAACGTTATACGCCGATAAAATTGCATGTGAGGTAAATGAATATTCAGGCTTTTGAAATTCTTCTGGCTTTTTCAAGTTTAAGGCTTTGGCGATTGCCGTTTGTTTCTGGCCGTAGTCGTTCGCTTCTTCTTCTGAGCTGAACTTGGACCAGTTGTAGAGCTGGACGACTTTCCCACTACTTCATCCTTGTAAAAATCTGCTTCGTTTTGGATATTCTCTGCTTCTTGTCTGATGTATAACCAAACAGCTACCCCTATATCTCCCATATTTAAAAGCTTTATTGCATTTTCGGGTGAATATTCTGGCTCTGTTTCTACAATCTCTTTTTCTGCATTCTCCTCCTCAAAAATGACACCTTTCCAGTCCTCGATAAGATGACATGCGGCTGCTTCTAAAAGTAGCTCATGATAAAGCTTATCTTCTTTTGAAGCCTTACTGACATCATAGCCTTTAGAGGTAATTTGGTTATTTGCTCGTTCAAGGGCCACCTGATATGGTTTATAAGAGATACCACGAATTTTAAATTCAGCTAATACATTTCCTTCTTTATCAACGTACTCCCGCCATTTACTAACCGTTTTACTAGTCTGAATGCTTACTTTTAAAGCCATGTTTAACTCCAAAAAAAGCAGCCCTAAGGCTGCTATCAGATTGATTAAGGCGCAGGAACTGCTGCTGGTGTACGAGTGATGGTTGGGGCTACTTCAACGACTTTATATTCGAATGAAGCATTTAAAAGATCTGAATTACCACCACTAGGTAATGGGGCAGTAATTTCAGCTTTAGGAATAAAAATTTCATATTTATTCCCATCTGTATCAGTGATTGGAACTTTTAATGAAATTGTTTTGTTAGTGAATTGCTTTTCATACATATCGGATGTATTTCGTGACCAAGCTGCGGTAAATGAACCTGTACCTGTTGCAAGCATTTCTAGGATTGCACGTGCATCAATACCACCACCTAAACAGCGTTGTAGCTGCATAGTGTTATCCCAATTAAATGTAAAAGCGGTCAAGCATGAAATCCCAGCTTGAGAAACGCCGTCAATTAAAATGTCACCTACAGAGACATTCGACATTTTAGGATTGTTATCTGCCGCTGTAATTGTTCCAGCTGGTGCTGAAGAAAAGTTTGTACGACCAAGAGCCATTAGGCCGAAAGTCATTGTAATTAAGCCAACTTCAGGAATATCAATTCCAAAAGTGTTTACATGACATCCACGGAAAACATGGTAGTCATTAACATCTTCAAAGCCACGTAAAACAGAAAATGTTTGACGAAGTGTGCCACCAAAAGTTAAAACATTTGAGGACCAGTTATTAAAAGCAGCTGCAGCCATCAAGTCTTGAACTAAAACGCTGTACTTCGCTTCACATTTTAATTCACCGGCATACTCTGCACCGGTAATCATTGATGAACGTGCAATACGGCCACTTGTGATTGAGTTAGAGTCTTCCTTTGTTACTGTCGCATCAAGGCCATTTTCAGTAAATTCAAAGGTCGTACGTGCGAAGGGTGATGGTGTGGTACCAACAGTGGTTTCCTTCGCGATTTGTGTTATCTGACGTGCACCACTCGACATATCTATATACTCCGACGTTAGGCATAAAAAAAGCCACCCGAAGGTGGCTATAAAATTAGGGACGTAAAAAAACCGCCCTCAGGCGGTAACTTCTTTAAAACTTAATATCAATCATCCAAATCAACACTTACTCCAGTAACAATATTTAAATTTGGTCCATTTATGCTATTAACATTAGCGAGGCGAATTTTTACATCAGAAATACATAATTTATTAGACAACTGCCATTTACTTAACTCCTTAGCCATTACATCTGCCAAGTGTCGTTCAAGCTCTTGTTTTTTAATTTCAATTTCTTCTAGCGTCAGCATGTAAGACATATCAATTCACCGTAAATCCAATCGTCACATTGTACTGCAGAAAGTCAGCATCTTTACCCGCATCTATCGTTTGACCTTGAAAGCATTCTAAATGCCCAATCCTGAAATATTCAAAATGTGAAAGTAATGCAACACTTAGAATAGTTATTGCCTGGTCTCCCGTGTCTGGTCTTGCAAAGCATTGAATCAAGATATTCCCAGTACGTCGAGTACAGGGTGTATCGGCTAATCCAGCAATGAAACTTGGACCCCACTTAATGGTTAATCGGCACCATAAGCCCTTTGCCGGTGCCAAGAAACCTGGTGCATTTGGATAATGGATTCTTTCTTGAGAAATTCCTGTAAAGGTCATCATACGGTCGACTATTGCTTGTCTAGCTTGCTCTAATGTCATTGGCATATTAGCCACCATATTTTTGAGTAATGTAAGTGAAAGTAGTGCTGTAAATACCAAGAGGTGCTTGATCAGACCAACCGTTTTCTAATCGCGGACCATAGGCTTTGTTGTTTTGAATATAGATCAGATTTCCAAGCTTAAACTTGACTGCTTGAATTGCTGCATCTTGAACTGGATTAGTTGATGGTTCACGAACACCATAATCAGCAGTTCCAATAGATACGATATGAGAAGCTCTGTAAGCACCTGTATCAACTGGACTCGAAACTACAAGTGATTGCACGGTATCCATCGTGATTTTCTTTACTTGCTCTTCAGCATTTTTCACCACATCAACACTAAAGCTAGTCGGCTTTTTCCCCTTCCACCCCATTGCTCACCTCGCTTGCTTCGTACATTTCAAATAGGTCTTGAGCGATCGCTTGAATTGAATATGCTTCAAACTCAACACTTGGTTCACTTTCACCCATTCGCTTCTTTACTATTTGCCAAACGTGAACCGCTTCATGTAAAAGCAATCCATATACTTGAATTTTATCTTTATCCGCCGTATCACCAATTTGGACGATTGCATATGCACCATCAGAAAAAGTACTAACCTGTGCATCCGCTCCCATATCCAAAAATTGATCAGCTTCATCCATATCTTCAAATAACAAATCCATGTGAAGCTGATTTCTAGCAAGCGTGTATTGCACATGCTGAAAAGGTGTGATGTACCACTCTGGAACATATTCGGTATTAACCATTTTAGCCCCTACACCTTTCGAAGCTGACATTTCCAGCTTGCACTGATTGGATCTTGTTTGATATGCATGATGCGATATGTACCTTGCGCCGTACTCCATTCGTCATCAATCATCGGCTCTTTGGTAACTTCATTCTGCAGCACAGTTGCCTTTTTATCTGTGGCCAGTACTCCGAGAGTTTGTATTTCATATTGATTGTATGAGCCAAACAGAACGCCACGACCCTCATAATGCTCAATGACATTTTCAGAGGTGTTTGTTTTAGGGTTCCAGTTGGTACTAACAACCCTGTCACATGTAAATGTTTGGACCGCATCCGCCAGATCCTCATTAAATGCTTCAGCAATATCTGCCTGAATTTCGTCACGTAAGCCCATATCATGCCCTGTAAAGTGGTATGCCAAAGCCATTAAAACTTGCATTTGGATCTTTCAATTCAAGTGAATCAATAAAATCAATTGCTATCTGTTCGAAGCTAGAGATTGCTTCAGATCCGTCCTGATATTCTTTTTCTGACTCAACAGAATCAGCTTTAACTTTCTTACGCTTCAACTGCTGGTCTTTGCCGTTATAAATTACTTTGGCCAGAATTCCTTTGATAATTTCACAAGCCGCGTCTTTAAGAAGTGGATCAATAGGATCTGGTACAAAACCAATCCGTTTTTTCATCCAAACATTAGCCAGCTTTACCAGACGAGCTTTATCACTGTCTGGTGCAAAATCGCTGCCCAAAATTGAATTTGCGTCATCTACAGTAATAAAGCTCATTGCATTATTCCTTCGGGATTAATTTAAGGAGTTCTGCTTTTGTTGCAGACGGTTTGTAACCAATGTTTTTACTAGCCAAATACTCTTTTAATTGATCATTTGACCAGTTTTCAAAATCATTAGCTGCCGTTTCTGTTGCTGAATTTTCTGCCGCTTTTCCAGCTTCCAATTCAGCAATACGCGCTTGCATAGCAGCAACATCATTTTTAAAAGCATCAAACTCTGCTTGAATGCTTACTACCTTTTCTTCAGCCGCTTTAGTAGCATTGTCAGCTTGGAGTACAGCATCTTTTAAACGTGAGTTTTCAGAAATTAACTCCGAACTATCACCACTAGCTTGTTCCAAGATTTCGATTTTCTGTTTAAGTTGCCCGTTTTCCTCAACAACCTTTTCACACTCAGCTTTAGTTTTATCAATAACTTCTTGCAGCTCTGGAGTAATTCCAACCGCTACATTTACAGTGGCCAAAGTCGTTTTTGCAGGCTCTTCCAATTTGCGAACTTCAACAGGAATATCCAGAGCTTGGTAATCATTTTGGATTTTCGGGTAATCACCGTAAATAATTACTTCTTCAGCACTTCGATTCGGATGTTCGTAATAATCAGGATTTGCAATAGTTCCAACCTCTAACGCAGCTGCAGCAGCAATACGTGTATAAATTAGCTTCATGATGCATTTCTCTTAAATGTAAAAAGAGGGCTTAATAGCCCTCTTATAGTGAGATGTTGATGAGTTAACCAGTTGTTGTTGTGCCAGATAGATCAAGCAATGTGCCTGCTGTCATTTTGTTGCTAGTAGCATGTTTTTTCCAGTTGGCACTTGAACCAAGTAAAGTAAGGTCAGGGTTTTCACCTTTTGATGTATCCCAGCTATAACCAAGAATATCTAGGTTAAATGTACCCTCAGCACGCATACCGATTGCCAAGTTTTCTTCATCATTGATGTCATACGCGCGGAAGCCTGGTACTTGTGATTCTGTAACAGTAACTGCACCCATTTGCAAACCAAATGCATCATCATCACCTACGGCATCTGTAACCAATACCGGCTTACCTAAGGTACCCGGTAAACCACCATAGATAACGATTTCAGATTCGCCATAAATTTGATTAGTGATTGCATCATCGACAATATCGAAATAAGTATCTGAGTTCATTACCCATAAACTAATACGTCCAAACTTATCGCCAAACTTACGCATACCACGTGTTAATGCTTTACGCCCATCTACAGCAATACTGCCTTTGGCAACCATATCCGGGTTGCTAGAAATAGCTGCTTTTAAGGAGGCTAAACTGTACTGTAAACGACCAGCAACCAATGCATCTGCTAAATCATAACCAAGAATCATGGCAAACTCTTCAGGTGTACGTGCACGGCGTTTGAATGCCTCTTCAGTAGAAGCATAAGGACCATATTTATATGGGACTTTTACACCTACAGATTCACCAGAACCAATTTTCTCTGGAACTACTTTGGCGGTTGAATTCACATCACGATGTTTGATGCTACCGCCCACTTTGTAGAATGCTTCTTTATTGAAATCACCTTCAATGATCTCATTGCGATAAACAATTGCACCATTAGAGGCTTGGTTAAATACATTCAAATTATCTTGCAAACGCTCTAAATAAGCAGTTTGAGCCAATTGATTGTAGATGATCATGTCTGAATTAACTGTTGTAGTCATAACTACTTATCTCCAAATTTTTAATGATTAGTTCGGCAGTTTTAGGAAGGCATCATTGCCATGTTCTTTGATGTAGTCAGCTTTCTGAGAAACAGACATTTCACTGCGTTTCATTCCTGCAGGAGCTCCACCTTTGCCCCCGCTTTGGAAACCGCCACCAGTTCCTTTACCACCTTTAAGAATTAAGTCTTTATGCTGGTATCCACCAACCAAGGACTCTAAAGCTTCATCAACATTTGCAAGTTCACCCGGGCGGACACGTGAATAAATCTTTTCGCCGTTCGGATCGTATGCAACCACCTTGCCTTCTTCGATTTTGAAGTGATGGCCAAAGGTTGCCTGAACCATGTCCACAGGTACTGCAATGTTGTCTTGAATGTACTTAGAACGAGCAAAACCACCGCCGATTAGTTCTTTGTGTAAAGAGGCTTCTAGTGCGTCACGTTGCTCAACAATCGGAGCATATTTTTCTTCAACTGCCTTGATAGCTTCAGCTTTCACTTTCTCAACTTCACCAGCATCCACCAGCTTTTTATCGTCGAGATTTTGGATTGTTTGTAATGCCTTTTTAGCTGCCGCAGGGTCTTCGATTCCTTCAAAAGCTTTTAATGCTTTTTCAGCTGCTTCTTTGGCTTCACGATGTGTTTTAGCTTCATTGTTTAAGCGTGCAATTGTTGCTACCGAATGTGGTGCATCATGTGGCATTTCTTTGCCGTCATCATGAATATAGATCGGCTTATCACCGTCTACTTCCGCATAAACTTTACCGTCGATTGTTACTGTTTTAAGTTTCATTGGTCATCCAACCTATATATACAAAATGGGCATCCGCCCGGATTCGCCGTTAGCATCCGCTTTCGGCAGGCAATAAAAAAGCGCCCTTTAGGACGCTTCATTTCTATAAATGATTATTTACTTAAAGCTTGGCGTACAAATGCATCTTTTGCTTCAAGTAGCTTTCTTAATCCTGTGGATTTTTCAGGCCCGTCAGGAAGTTGCTCATCCATTTGCCGAGCTAAATCACCAATTGGCTTACTAACTTGCTGCAAATGTTCAGGTAAATGTTCATATTGGAAATATTGGATAATAGGACTTGGCATTTTCTTCTCGCAAAAAAAGCACCCGAAGGTGCTATGGTTAAAAATTAAGTTCTATTTGATGAGTGCAATTGCTTTTAATCTTTCAAAAGTAAAACCATAAATTGCCATGGCTTGAAACCTTAATTTGAAGAAATGGCACCAGAATTCATTTTGTGCTCAGAATATATTGAGCATCTGACATATTGATTTGCTTTTCAGGCATTTGTAGTACCTTTAGCTACGTTTACTTTTTATTCCAAACCTCTGATCTAGGTTCATCACCAAATAAGCGGATGCCTTGAGGACCACCCACATCAAATGTTGCCGTGATAGTCGCTGGACCCTCAAAAATACTACAATTCATTTTTACAGAGGTTAATCCAGCTAATGGAATACCTGTTTCCTCGTCACAAAGAGCAAGATGAGAAGATTTATCTGAAACTCTTTTAAGTACTAAATGCCTAACTTTTGATTCACTCATAAGCCAAACTCCATAAATGACAAAAGCGCTGTTTGGGCGCTTTTATAGGTGAAAATTGTGTCTAAAGTGAATTTAGGATTGCCTGTCATCGGCGATAATTACTCACAGTTAAATCCAGTTCCAACAAGGTCTTTTTTCAAATTTGAAACGAGATTTTGTTGTTCCTGCTGTTGTCCACTAAGATAATTTTTATCTAGAGTCTCTGCACCATCAATAGATTTATAAAGCTCTTTAGATTCCTCTAAATTGTCTTTTAAAAACGTGGTGAGGTTTAGTTTCGCCTGGGCAGCTCTACATAAATTATTTTTAGCTTCTAAATCTTGAGTAGCCTGTTTTACTTGACCAGTTGTAGGATCAAAAGAATATGCATTTGCCATTGCTGACTCCAAAGCTTCAGACAATCGATCATATTCTTTAAGATATTTTTGACTTGGTTCAGCTAAACAAGTGATGGAAATTAGGGTTAGACATACAAAAGCTATTGTTTTCATATTGTATAAATTCTGATGTTTTAAAAAATATAACATAAGAAAAATTACAGACCCAACTTTTTAAAAGCTTTTTCATCCACCTTTCTCAAATCATCTAAGCTATATAAACGGCCTTCAGGATCAAAGAACTTTTCAAGATCAAATTTCCCTTCTTTATAAAGTTTGTACCTCTTTGGCCCTAGCCACTCCTTTTGAAAGAAATCATCTGTTTTCTTAAAGAACTCTTTGAATGTGGTGTTTGCATCCAATTGCCCTATTAATTGGCTGCGCTCATCTTTCGGGATGTCCTTTACTTTGCGCTCATCCATTACAAATGGACGCTCTCCAGCAAGTCGACCATCTTTCTCGACTGGTACCAGAATACTGCGGCAATGAGGATGTAATGGCGGTACACGCTTAGCTGGGTCGTTTATTTCCCAAACAGATCCATCAAGAGATGCACAAAGTTTTGATGTTCTTCCATCCAATACACTAATAAAACGAACATACTCAAAACCTAACTGTTTGAAAGTATCTAAATACGTTTGATTAGCAACATGACTACGAACTGTTCTTACGGTACGTTCAATATCCGTCTTAGAGCTACTTAAAAGCCCATCCTCATAATTAAGGCGCTTGGTTCCGCGAATACGCTGAACTATTTCCTGATTTGTTTTACCTGAGTTAATGCCATCCCGAATTGCATACTCAACCTTTTGGCGGGCATTTTCAGCAATTCTTGATAGCAGATCATCAACAAGAGCCCCACCTACCAATGGTATTTTTTTAGCTGCTGCATATAGCTTTTCACCATTTGGTTTTTTGATCTTGCCGCCATATAGCTTCGCCATGTAATTGGCTTCATAAACAGCCAAGGCAGTAGCAGAAACAGCGAAAGCTTCAGGTAATGCAGTGTTTATTGCAGTAAACCACTGAGCAATCAGATCACGAACTTCCTTCAGATTTGACGTTGTGTACTGTCCACTTGCTAGAGCCATCTTTTCAGAATCATTTAATTCATCAAGCAAATCCCGAAGCTTTGCCAACATTAATATTGACTCATCATTAAAGATTTTTAGTAGCTCCCTTTAGGCGTACCAATTCTTAAAACATGGCCACCGACTCGCTGCTCGCCATTCACCATATACTTACAAGTAGAAAGCATCGGGCGAAGCACTTCTTCCCATGCAGCCCATTTACAGTCGGCCCATTCATCAATAATTAAGAAAAATAAACCAGATCCACGAAGATCATCATAGTTATCCAGACCTACAACTCGGATGATATGGCCACTTCTTAAAGTAATTGAACATTCAGTTTCATTCGGCTTTCCAGCACGCCAAGAAGCTGGAATTGCCTGTTTTAATCGCTTCCAGAAAACCCGTTTAGCTTGCTTAAATGTAGGCGCTGCATACCAGATCTCATCCTCGACAGAAACATTCCATTTAGCCGCTAGTCTTGCGGCTCTTCGCATTTCCGCTTTGGCCAAGAAAGTCTTACCAAAACGTCGACCACAAACAGCATCACGGAATCGGGCTTCTTTTTGCCAACCCCATAAATAGATGTTTGCTTGTTTAGGTGTTAATTGAACTGAACCTTCTGGGGGATTAAAGAATTGGCTCATTTGGTATCTCCTCATCAGGATTCAGCACAAGCTTGTAATCCTCTTCAGGTGGACGATACTCAGAGGGATTCACTTCACGCTGTAACTTCTGAAGTTCAAGCTTTTTAATCTCAAGTTCTACTTCAGCTTTGGTTTGGTTCGCTTCAGAATTACCACCTTTATTATTTTGTTCCCCCTTCTTGTCATAAAACCCTTTCATGATCTTTTGTATTTGGTCCACGATCTTAATTGTCATGGTCACATTGTTTTTTTTAGCCCAAAGTAAATCACTTAAAATCTTCAACTGAACAATGTCATTTGCTCCACTGATTTTATTTAGTGGCTGGCTCAAATACTCTTCCCGTGTTTTTTCGAAAATTTCTTTGAGCTCCTTACTTAAGTCTCTACCAGCAAACTTTGTAGGGTCGTATGACTCTACCTGTTGTCTTGAAACTTCAATGTCAAATTCTTCCTTGACGAGACTTACTGTTTCTTGAGGGGTATTAAATACAGCAAGCGATTGTACAATAAAGAGTTTCTGCTTTTTGTTTAATGTCGCCATTTCTCTCTATCCGTCAAGGTACGTCAAGGAAACATGGCAAAAAAAATGAGCCCGAAGGCTCAACTTATTAAACATGTCCCGCAGCACTTTGAAATATTCACATCTGATACAAACGGCGCTTGCTTCGCCACTTCAATTAGTCGCTTCACGCTTTCGTCCGCTCCCCATCTTTTAACTACGCCAACAAATTCTTCAACATCATGGCCTGCTAAATAGTGTTTAGGCAAACCAGTCATTTCACTGATTAACGGATCACCATCTTCATCACGTTCAACACCTATGTGATAAAGCTCATGCTCTATCAATGCACAGAAATCACGATCAGTCGCCTGATCGCAATAACTTGCATCAATTGTGATGAGGTACACAGGCACATAGCCAAACCAATCGCGCATTTGCTGCTCTTGACGAGCTTTTTTCCACCCGCCCTGATTAAACATAACTTTTTCACATTGGCCTAAAACCATACGCTTTTTAGCCATACAAGCCGATGATGCCCAAGCAAAAGCCAAGAACTCCTCATTGTCATGTATTAGTTCAGCAATATGGTCATGATCCGGGTTGTGAAGAGGTCCGCCAATCGTTAAGTAATTTGCAATAACCCATTTTTTTAAATCTGATGCAGGTATTAAACGAATTGCTTCCTCTTCTTCAGCTTGATCAATAAAATCAGTCGGTGGAAATGGTCTTATTTGCTCCATCTTCAATTCTCGCTAATTCACTTTTTATCCAGTTGATGACATATCCCGACAAAATAGAATCTGGATGAAAGCGCTCTATTTTGTAACCCATCTCTTCAGCATGATCATATCGATCAAGACTCCATGCTTTATTTGACAGCTTTCCACCACGCCCACCAGACCAGGGACCACCCTCAATTTCAATGAGCAAACGCAATTTCACTATATGAAAATCAAAGCGCCAGTGTTTGGTATGGATCGGCTGAAACTTACTTTCAAATCCAATCGCCAAATCCTCAAGCTCTTCCTTAAGTGTTGCCTCAGCCTCGAGATATTTTTGCTTCGCCTTAGGCAATGGCCGGCTTTTAGGTTTAGTTTTAGGTTCTTTTTTCCGAGTAAGCCAAAAGTATTCTGTAGAATCCATTATTCTTACCCATAAAAAAAACCGCCCTTAGGCGGTGGCTAAACTCACAGGCAATATAGTATTACTTCTTAAAAGTTGCCTTATAAAGCTTTGAATTAAAGTAATCCGTAATTTCTTTACCTTCGTTTTGAATTTTTTCCTCATTTAAGGGTAAAAAATCTAATTCAAATTTCAAGCTCATATACTCTGGAATAAACTTCTTTATAGGTGGAGGTGGTTTAGGTCCACCTTCTGTAATTTTTTCGATTAATCCAGCTAACCATAAAATATACTCACCTTCTGAATTATGAGGAGGAATCAAACTCACATCTATTTTTACTTTACATTCATCTAATGGTCTACTAAACAATTCAACAAAATCAATAAAATTATATTTTAATTTAAATTCTGTTCCCTCAATTTCTCTGCGTATACATGTCATAAGTAAGTTCATATTTTCAATACAGTCATGTGAAAACAATTCCTCATCTTTAATTTTGTTATAAATATTTTCCGCAAACATGAGATACTGTGGCAT